CCTTGGGCGACAGCAGGGCGAGTTCCTGAAGGCGCATCCGGGCCTCGCCGAACGGCTGGCCGCCTTGGATGGCCGAGTACGCGCGGCCGACCCAGAACGCGACGCCGTTGATATCGGTCGAGGCGCCCGCCGCCGCGTCGCCAATCATGGTCAGGTTCTTGTTCGTGTTCAGCGCGTCGCCGCCGAACGTCTGAAGGACGCGGCTCGCCTCGATGACCGGCCCCGTCTCGAACGGCGTCTTCTTGGCGAACTCGAACAACATCGCGACGTGTTCCTTGGCGCGGTCGGCGTCGCGGAACAGGGTCTCGAACTGAAGCTCGGACTTCTCCAACTGGGCGTTCATCCCGATGATGGCGCCCGGGACCATCGAGATGGCGTTGCCGAAGGCCATCGCGCCCGCCATGCCGACGCCCATGAAGACGCCGCTGGCGATGGACGACGTGATGCCGCCGAGCATCCCGACCTTCTGGTGGGTCGTGCCCGCGTTGTCGCCCATCCCCTTCAGCGAGCGGCTGACGGCGTCAATCTCGCGGGAAGCGTTGTTCTCCGCTTCGATGTCGATGCCGACCTGATACCGACGGGTCATCCGGCGTTCGCCTTCTCTCGTTCGGCCGCTTGCCACTCGCCAAGAACGTCAGCCCACAGAATAGCTCGCTCCGCGACCCATCCGGGAGCCCCTTGAAGCTCCGACCATGTCCAGTTCCTGCTGACGAACGCGATGTCCTGCCAGATGGCGGGGTCCTCACCGACCGACGCGAGGTCCCTCCACGTCGACCGGCCGTCTAGGACGGCTCGGAGTTCCCGCCGGACGCTTCCCCCACGGACTCGCTTCGCTCCATGTTCGGGTCGGCTGGTTCGCCCAGCGCGCGCGCGCCCTTGCTCGGCTCGCCGATGTGCTCGGACAGCCAGTTGAAGACGACCGGCGGGAGCCCGTCGATGAGCGACGCCGATTGGGTCGCGTCCCACTTGACCGGGTTGCCGTCCTCGTCGAGCAGGTTCCAATCGAGGATGCCGAGCCGGAGCCGCGTGATGACCGCGAGCCCCGGGTCGAACGTGGCGATGACCTGCCGGGTCACCATGTCGACCTTGGCGCTGGTCGCCTCGGACGTCAGCCGGGACGTGAGCGAGTGCGGGAAGGTCTCCCAATACTGCACCCACTCCCCGACTTGGAGCCCGGCCTCCGGACCCTCGACTCTGGCGACGCCGTCCTCTGCCCGCCGCGCGGGCGACTTGAATGACCCCATCCCGACCTCCGATGTGGTTGACCGCCTAACTGACGACGGTCTGGTACTGCTTGGTGCTCCTGACCGTGACGACCGCCTTGCTGGCGTCCGTCACGTTGTAGATGCCCTTGCCTGTCAGCTTCAGTTGGGGGAAGTCCTCGCCCGTGTCGACCTCGGCGGTCTCCCAGCCGAGCGTCCCGAGCTTCAGGGTCAACTGCGGGAACATCGTCGCGCCGATGAGGACCGTGTCGGCCCACACGATTGTCAGCGCGTCGGTCGGCGTGGACGACTTCCAATCGTCGTAGCTCGTCTTCGTGTTGAAGTCCACCTGAAGGTCGAACTCGACCGTCCGGTTGCCGATGCTGAAGTCGATGGGCGCGGCCGTGTTGTTGATGGTCCGGAACGGCTTCCGGTTGCGGGTGATGTTGACGGTGCCCTTGACCAGCCGGGTGAAGGCGCCGCCGTGGAGGGTCACCGTGCCCTGCCACGCCGTCAGCGGCCGGGTGGCCGTGAAGACGTAGGTCGGGTTCGCGATTTCCGTCTCCGGCATCCCCACGCCCGACGCGGTGAACTTCAGGGTCCCGCCAGCGTCGAACGACAGGCTGAACTTGTCGGCGACGGACCAGAGCGACTGGTACGCCTGAACCGAGCGCCGGGGCTGCATCCACTGTTGGGACAGGCTCGGCGGGTCGTCGGCGAACTTGAAGACGCTGTCCCAGACGCCGGTCTCACCGAGGGTCGACGTCGGGAGCCCCATCGCTTGCGCGAGGAAGAAGCCGATGTTGTCGTGGTAGACCATCGAGTCGCCGATGGACCACTCTTGGTGGGTCTGCCCGGCGAGCATCGCGAAGTGGATGTCCTGACCGCCGCGCTGTTCCTCCGGGATGAGGTTCGCCTTCACCATCTTCGTGGTGAAGTTGACCGGCGCGCTCGACAGGGACGCCGCTACCGTCCCGTGGGTGGCCTCGCGGCCAATCATCAACGGCGCGCTCACTCGGAGACCTCCTTGTCCGACCCGTCAGCTTCGGTGGGGGTCGGCTCTGCGGGCTGCTCCGGCTCCGGGGCCGGGTCCGGCTCCGGGGCTGGCGGCGCCTCGCCGACGAACTCGTAGAGGCCGGTCGCGACGAGGGCGTGGGCCCGCTCCGCGTCGAACTCCTGCTCGATGTCCGGGTCAGCCGGGACGCCGAGGACGTAGGTGCCCCCGTCGCCGATGTACTTGACCTTCCCGGTCGCGGGTGCCTCTGGTTCTTTCGTCTTCGCCATGTCCCTCACACCTCTCACGAGACCGCGATGACGTGGTCGTGATACGACGTGAACGTCACCTCGCCATAGTGGCATATCGTGTCGCCTAACGCGAGTAGCGCGCCGCTGTTCGGCAGGATGTAATCCGCCGGGTCGTGGTCGATGATTTCCTGCGCGCCCACGAGGCGCCGGTTCTGGTTCAGCCGCTCGGTGACCAGTTCGAGCAGTTCCCTGAACTGCCCGTCCGAGGTCGGGTCGTTCAATCCGAGGAACCCCCGGACGAGCCAATCCATCTCGACCCGCTGGACCTCGGCGTTCTGGGCGATGGAGTGGGGGACGGTCCGCCGGGCGACGTGCTTGACGGTCCATGCCCGGACGACGGTCTGGCCGCCGACGTCGGCGGTGAACAACTGGACGAACTCCTGCCACTCCCCGCGCGGGAAGGGGTCGTAGTCGTAGACCTTGCCGATATCGGGGATGGCGTACAGGACGGTCGTGATGGCGGTGGCTGTCGACCCGACGAGGCTCACAGCTTCGCGATGGCCTTCCCGACCGCCATGTCAGCGACCATCCCGACCTCCGAGCCCAGCGAGTCGACCGTCTTCTGGACGAACTTCTGGGGCTTGGTCCCGTGCATGGCGATTGACCGCCGGATACCGCCGACCACCTTGGGGTCGCTCGTGCCGAGGACCCGGATGGCCCAGAGTTCGATGGGCGCGTAGGGCGGCCAGTGGGGCCGGGTCCCGTCCTCGGCGAACCCGGCGTAGAACCCGGCGGGCTCCGCGTAGTCGATGTGGCCCTCCCAGTTCCCCGCGAGGTTGCGCTCCACCGACGGGGTGACCGAGCGCGCCAGCATCCCGGTCGCCCCCGACGGTGTGTTGAGTGCCAGCCGATTGGCGACGTAGTTGGTGACGTCCGTCATGACCGTGTAGGCGATGAGCTTCCACACCTCGCCGGGCTCGTGCGTGACCTTCTTGGGGACCTCCCCCATCGTCACCTCGACCCTCATCGGCCCTGCCTCGGATGGTTGACGTAGGCGCCGCCCCACGACGCGCTCGCGTCCCAGTTGGCGTAGGCGCTGGCCGGTGGCATGTTGCCGCCGCCGCTCTCGCCCCCGGAGCCGTAGCCCATCCCGCGCTCCCATGACGTCCAGAGCGCCTTCGCAATCTGCTGCCACTCGCTCGACCGGGTCCGGAAGTTGACCGCGTCCGCGTTGAACGCGGGTTCGCTCGTGCGCGCGTACTTGGCCGCGATGGAGTCGGCACACAGGCTGGCGGCGAGGTCGCAGAAGGCCGGGAAGTCGCTGTCGAGGACGGTCGTGTTGGCCGCGACCGGCGCCATCTTCCGGACCCCGGTGAAGCTCACCCGGACGACGACGCCCGTGGCCGGGAGGGTGCCCGTGAAGACGAGCCGCTGGACGCCGGTCCCGTCGCGGCCGACGTACCAGTCGCGCGCGTCCATGACGTTGGCCGGGACCTCGTTGGGCGGCGTCTCGACCTCGGTGATGGTGCCCGAGCCCTCGACGTATCCGGCCGGGAGCGGCAGGTAGTGGGTGCCGTTGGCGGGCTGGTCGGCGACCTGCTCCGAGGGCTGGATACGCGAGTACATCGGCTCGGCGCCTCGGACGCCGATGAGCAGGACCTCGGAGTCGTTCAGAAGCTGCTGGTCGTTCGTGTTGCCGTGGTCCCGTAGGCGCGACCAGATGCGAGCGACCGCATCCCCCTCGTTGTAGGTTCCCATCCGAACTCCTTATCGCGCTGTCGTGGTCCCTCGATTGCGCCCGCCCGACGCGGTGTCCGCTCGTGCCAGCCCTGAACCTCGACCGCGACCGCCCGATGCGGTGTCCGGCCGGGCCGTCGTGTCACCTCGCCGCCGTGCTCCGACGGTCATCGGATACAGGTCCCGACCGGAGTCGAGCAGCACCAATCCGATGGTCACCGCAGCCGACGAGATGGTCGGCTGATAGAGCATAGCCGTGCTGTCGAGTAGCGGGAGCG